AAGCAGATACTCGAGCCCGAACCAAACCTTGCGCGGAACTTCGACGAGCCTTGGCTCAACAAACGTCGGCGTCGGGTTGAAGTAGAAATGCCCGGCCAGGAGCTTCAGGATCTTCCTGATGTTATAGGCCTTGACCAGGACATCGGCGCCGACGCCCCAGCCGGCGACGAACGTGATCTTCACCGAATTCGGTTCGCTGTGGATCGACGGCCAGGTCTGATCCTTCTTCAGATAGACTTTGCCGAAAAACTCAGTGGTTATCGATCCGTAGACCGTCGTCGCCAATACCTGCCAGTCGCCGTCTTCATCCAGGTAATTGACGCTGGAAACGGACTGCAGGACCGGAAGCGGCAGTTCCATCGAGCCATCGAACTTGTCGAGGTAGCCGGTCCACGTCTGCGTAAGAATGGCCCGGTTCAACTGTCCTGAAGGTCCATCGATCCGATGATAGGCCTCGTAGATGCAGTCCTGGATCTTGGTGTCCTCGGCGGAATGCAGGATCCGGTGCTCGGTCTTGAAGTCGGCGACCGAGAGAATGGCAAGGATTTGCGACGTCGTCGGTGGCGTGTCGGCGACTTGGGCCAGTTTGAACTGCTTTGCCGTGGTCATCGCGTCGCGTACCTGTGCATGATCCCCGTCATACGGGTTGGTCGTGCGGCGATCGCGCGCGGCGGTTTCGCGATCTCGACCTTTTTCTTGCGCTTGGCCTCAGCCGAGGCCGGCTTCTTTTTTCCATGCTTCGGCATTTTGATCCCGCACTTTCACAAGAGCCCGCAGGTCTCAATTTCCGAAATGATGGCGTCGGCGCCATCGTCTGCCCAAAGCAGCCTTTGCCTCGGTCTCGCATTCGGCATTTGCGATCCGACAGGCAATCCGCAAGTCGCAAACCACCGTTCGCTTGCTGCAGGTATGTCTGGCACCACGAGCTTGCAGATCAGCAGCGGCACGCCCATGAAGACGGCCATCCATGCCGGCCCATTGTTGACGAACAGGTTCAACTCCGCCCCGGCATAGATTGCCGCCCGCTCGAGTAAATCGATAGCCGCCAGCGGTTCCGTCGCGAATGGCAGCGGTGTCTCGGCCTCCGCGGAATCACGAACGAATACCGGCTCAATCCCCTTGCGCTCGATCCATTCAGCAACCTTCAGCCATTCCGCGACGTCGCTGTTTCGGGTCGGCCAGTAACTGGCTTCCCGAAGCGTGATCGTCGCATATGGCTTGCCGCGACCCGTCTTTTTCGTCGACCTGAGCGGGAAAACTCCGCGCCGCATCATTTCGACCATGACGTTGGCGCCGTAGTGCCTGACGCCGTAGTGCCTGACGTCTCCGTCAGGTTTTCTCCTGTCGGCCTGGACGACGCATCCATGGCAATTGGGAGCGAGCCCCGTCATCGGGACAACGATCCGATCGCGCATCAAAATGCGCTCGGCCACCGAATATGGCGCAAACTGGTCGTCACGAAACCCGCCCCAAGGACCGGGTATCAGGTGCACCGCGAAGTCGCTTTCGGCCGCGGCAGAAACAAGAAACCCGGTAAAATCGTAGGTCGCCGGAGAGACGCTGAGATCGTAGCAGAAGGTGATCACTGATTACGCCACTATCCGGCTCACTGTGAATTCCGCACGGTTTCTTCGCACAAAATCCGGGGCATTGCTGCTGGCCACGACTTGCCGCCATATAGCCTCATCGTCGGTACGCCCATCACCAGCGATGATGATGCGGTGCGATGCGAGCCACCAATGCATCTTGTTGGCGCGCCGCGCCGCCCATTTGGCGATGCTGTCCGCGGAGATCAGGTTGCCTGTTCCGAACGTCCGCCCCCTCGGCGAAATCTCCGCTAGTGCCAATTCATGGCGGTCGGTCACTACATGCACATCGTTGCGGTCGAAGCCGAGTAGAAGGTCGTCGTCAATCGTATTGCTGAACGACAATGGCCGATCCTTGAACACCGCGACCGGGTGCAGGTGAAAGCCGCGCAGCGTGATGTCGTCTCCGTTGCGGTAATAGACCGCCCACGGCACCATGGTCCTGCCGCTGCCCCAGAAGCATTCCTTGATCGAAGGATGGGCATGGCGCATGGTCCAGTCCAGCAATTCGGATGCTGGAGCGTCAGCAGGCGGATTTCCTTCACTCAGCGTGCGCGTCGCCGCGCAGATCACTGCTCGCTTTCCAGACGCAAAGCGCGCCTCGCAGGCCATGAATACCTCACGAGACAGGACGATATCGGCATTCAACAGACCGACACATTCGCCGGACTTGGCGTCCTCCAATGCCTCACGGTGCGCCGCTCCGAACCGGAGATACGGATTGACCGCTTTGGGGACCGGACGGCATTCGATCTCGAGATGAGCCATCGCGGCAGCGATGCGTTCGGGTTGATCGGTGTGGATCAGATACCGCACCCGGCTGTTGATGTTTTTCAGCGCTGCCAGATGCGACGGTAGTGCTGCGCCAATGAACCTGTCGACATACCAGTTACCCCAGACCGGCACCGCGATAAGCCAGTTCATGTCGCATGGTCCAGATTACCAACCAAATGCTCTCTATCTGCCGCAGACGGCATCGAGATATGTCTGCAAATCGACCTTCGGCCAGATATCGAGCAACGAAGGTTTCGAGGCGTTGACCACCTTGATCTTGCGCGCCTCGAGTTCCGGAACGAGTCCGCTAAAATGCGGCAGCATTACCTCGGTCCGGTCGACGTCGATCCGACTGAATTGATGCCCGCCGAACCAGTAGCCGCCATTGTTGACGTCGACCCCGACGAGGCAGATTTCGCTGCCATAGGCGTGAATCGAGCAGTGCATCGCCTGGTAGGAACTGTTCGCTCCGGTCCGGCAGTTCTCCGGGTCCGGATCGAAGCCTTCCTTTCCGGTGTTCTGGAGCAATCCAGCCCATTGCCGCGGAACTAGCGGATCGAGCGTCGTCTTGATCCCCGGGAAGTGCTGGACGCGCTGGATATGCGCCGTCCACCACTTCATGTCGCAGGAGTGCAGCCAGTCGGCCCACCATGCCGGGTAAACGGCATCGCTGACGGCGATCACGCGGATTCTGTTTTCGAGCCGCGCTATTGCGATCGAATGAAAATCCCGAGCAGTTACCGACTCTCCGCCGGCGATGATGACAACAGGGAAACCGGAGAATACCGGCTCAATTCGAAACGGCATCCGCGGCGTTTTCGATGATCGCGTTGGCCTCCTCGACGTCCGTTACCTTTCGGCCGGAGATCCGCTCAGCCAACCGGATTCGATGCTTCCAGTGCAACGATTGCCAGTCCGCCGGGATCTTGCCGTCATCCCGAGCAACAGGCGACGTCGGTCCCGCCGACGGCGCCCCTGCGCTGTCCTTGGACGGGTCCGGCGCGGCCACCGGTTCCTTCTCGACTGGCGCGACAACCTTAGCAACCGGCTCTCCGGTGACCTCGACGAGATCGGCCAGAATGCCGCCTTCCCGAGGAGAACTGATCGCTCGATAGGTTGCCGTCCGCTTGCCGATGGTGATCTGGATCGCACCGGACGGATGCGAGACGACCATGTTGGACGCCAGCATGCGCGGCTGCATCACGATATGTTTTGGCCACGCGCCGACGAGTTCGTTGCCGCCGTCGACGCGCTTGATCTGCAGTTCGCGGCGCGAAACATCGGCGGCGGGCTTGTTGAGCCCCAGGCGCTCGCGGAACGGCTCGACCTTGGGATCATCAGGCCACATCGCGGCGCCCGTGGCGACCGCAGCATCGGCCTCGTGAGGCCGCATCCAGATAAGCTGACCCGCCTGCAGGCCGATCGCTGTGACAACTTGTTTCATGGCATCCTCACTGTTCGGCAATCGGCGGCGCCCGCCGATGACGGAGCAGTCAGAAGGGCGGTGTCGCCACCGCCCTCCCACTATTTGATGCGCGATTACGCGATCGCGGTCTGGTTCTGATCGCCCTGGTAGCGGGAACCGGTCAGGACAACGATGACCGCAGCGATGACCGAGTTGGTGCCGTTCGTCAGTTCGACTTCCAGCCACGGCGAGCCATCCGGCAGCTCGGAGGCGTCGACCTCGAGCACATACATGATGGTGTCGTTGGCCGACGGCGTGATGCCGGCCGACGTGAATGCCGCAAGCGAACCGAGCGTGTCGCCGGCGGCAGTTTCCTCCGCGGCATACCTCGATCCGATAGCGGCTTTGGAACCACCGGACGCCGCGGTAGCGGCGTTGAGGATGATCTTGGTGAACGCAGCCGCACTGACGCCGATCGAGACAATGATCGTCGCATGGGCATGGTTTTTCATGGACCAGCGGTCGCTGAGCGCGCCGCCAGTGATGTTGATCGGAGGAAGGGCGTTGACGATATGGCCCTGTTCCGCGAGTACGATTCCCTTCATTTCGAATCTCCTTGAGGAAGGAATTGGTTCTGGGCAGGAATCGGCGGCCTTTCGAGCCGCCGATCTTATTTGCCCGTTTCGCGATTACCGCCTTACGTGCGCGTCTCGAGCGTGATGTAAGGCGACAGGGTGTTCGAGCCCTTGAACGGCGTCAGAGCCGTTTTCCAAGCCGGCTGGCCGTCGACGCGGAAGGTGATGCGGAACGCCATTTCATCGTAGATGAAGCGGACGTGCATCGATTCCGAGGCCGAGACGCCGCCCTTGTCGATCATGAGGTACTGGCTCAGATCGACGAGCACGATGTCGCCGACGGTGCCGAGTGTCGAGGCGTACTCGACCGGCAGGACCGGACGGCCCATCAGGGTTCCGAACGGCGCGTTCTTCATGTCGTTCGTCAGGCCCGGAGGCGCATACATCAGGTGTGAGCCAGCCCCAGCGATGGTCATCTTCCAGAGCTGCGGCAAGGCGTCCTGATTGATGAGCCATACCGAATTGGCGACGCTGCGGATCGGCATACGCGCCATCATCTTCAGCACGTTGTCGGCGTTGATCGTCGCCGCGGCCTGAGCGGACTCGGCGGTGATGGTAACCAGGGCGCCCGAGTTCATGAACCCGAGCGGCTGGCCGGAGCCGGTGCCGGAATAGATCGAGTTTTCGACGGTGAACGCCATTTCCTCGGCGAAGGCCTGCTTGTAGATGGCCTCGATCGCCACGGCGTCCTGCATCAACTCGTTGGTCAGATAGGCAAGGCCCATCAGCTTGTTGAGCTTCAGCTCGATGTTCTTGAGCTTCGGCTTCGAAGCATCGACCGTGGCGCCTTCATCTGCCCAATAGACACGGACTCCGCCCCAGCGCGAGCCGGTGGCGCGGCTGGTCTCGTCGATCGACGGCAACGTGATGCCGTTGGCGTTGCCCGAGATCGGAATCTTGCGGACCCTCGGAAGGATCTGCCCCATCTCGTGCATCAGCGTCATCAGCGCGGTGGAGAAGTCGGTCTGGACCAGGAAGCCGCCTTCCGACGGAACCGATTCATTACCGCCGGCAGCGCGTACCAGCGGCTGCCATTTCAGGCGCGGATCGGGCGCGCGGTCCTTGTTGATGCCGGCGTTGATGACCGCCTGCAACTGCTCGCCGAAAGTCTTGAACAGTTTGTCGTCCTTGACCTCTGCCGGCAGTTTGCCGCTCTTGCCGTCCGCGGGAACGGCGCCAGCGGCCGCGGCCTTGTCGGCGCGTTCCTTGGCCGCCATCACATTGGCGGCTTCTTCAACGGCCTTGGTCAGTTTTTCGTAGTTCGCGAATTCCTCCTGGGTCATGTCGCGGGGTTCGCCCGCATCGTCCACGATACCCTTTTCGAAATCCTCGAGCGCGCCAACGGCTTTCTTCACATCGGCGCGAAGCTGCTCCAGAGTCTTCATTTGGTTGTCCTTTCGGAATCTGGATGGTTGGAACAAAAAAGGCGCCAACGGCGCCTCCAACTTCGCCCCTGTCCCGGGGCACAATCCCGGGGCGGGATTAGGTGATGACGCCCTGCAGACGCAGACGCGCCATCAAATCCGCGGTTTTGGCTTTCGCCTTGGCGCGCGAATTCGGAACGAGCACCGGTTCGGGCTCGATTTTCTTGACCTCGACGAGATCGAGCAGCAGGCGCCCGTATTCGTCTTTGGAAACCACTTTGTATTCGGCCTCGGATTCACGGTCTTTGAACCGAACCGTGTCGTCATCGAGCGATACGAAAGACAGGTGCTTGGTCAGCGGATCGTCGACCATCTCCTCGTCCATGATCGTCTTGGGAAGCCACTCATCGACTTTGAGCGTCTCCTTGCGGTTCTCGTCGACGAACTTATGGATGACGAGCGAGCGGCGCTCATCGGCGACCGGTTCGGCCTTCGGCTCCGGCGCCGACGCGAACAGATCGGTGAATTTCTTCTGGAACCTGGCGAAGATGCCGTCCAACTCCTCCGCGACTTCCGAGGAGTCGAGTTCCAGCTTCACCTTGATCGTTTTGTCCGCGTTTTTGTCCTTGATTTTGTCCGCAGCCTTGATCGAGGCGTAGGCCTCCTCGAATTCCTTGCGCACCAGCAGCCCGCCTGTGGTCCGTTCGCAATAGGTGTCGAGGAACTGCTCGAACATCTCCGCGGCCATGCGCATATCGCCGCCGGCGGCCTTCGCCAGCGCCTCGGGATTGGCCGGGATCGAGCAAACCGAGCATTCCAACAGCTCGGACGAAATGAAATCGAGGCCGTAGGTGTTGCGGCCTTCCTCATCGAGTATCCATTCGGCCTCGAGCGGCATGAACCCGATCGAGCACGCCTTGATCGCCGCGGCGCCAAGCAGGCGCCCGACCTCATCGATGGCGTCGGTCGTGCCCTCGGCGTGCAGGCTCAGCAGACCCTCGGTCCGCTTCTTGCCGCCGCCGATCTTGCGGATATCCGACCACCAGCCGATCGGGGCGCGGTGATTGTGGAAGGCCAGCGCCACCGGGTTTTTCAGGAAATTGTCGAGCACCATGCCGTCCTGGCGGACGATATCGCCATAACGGTCCGTGCTCTCCGACGACATCGTGAACCGTTGCGAACGGGTTGCGGCGTCGTATTTCTTGGTTTCCTCGCCATCGAGAACGACGGATTTGAACATTGCGCCGTCATCACGCGCCGAAAGACGGCGCTTGGCGACGATTTCGTCCAGGGAAGCGCGTTTCTTCATTTCACGACCCTCAATTCGGCGGTTTTCTTGGCGTTGTCGCCACCGGCATCACTGCCGGCCCCGGGCTGGCCCGATTGACCGGCCGGCAGCACGATTTCGTTGTTCTCGTCGACCAACTGGACGTTCGCCGGAATGAGCCGGACCTTTCCGGCACCATTCGGCAACGCATTGAGCCCTTTGGCCCTGAAGCGGAACTCGTCGATCGTCAGCGCACCGCGATCGGCCATTTTTTGCAGGAGTTCGCCCTGTTTTTCGACGTCGTAGAGCTGCATCGCCTCGCGATCGAACTCCAGGAACAGGTCACCACGTTCCTCTGGCAGCAAAAGACTGCGCTCCATCCGGCGCTCGATCCTGTTGGCGATCGGGATCAGCGTGTCCTGGACGTAGGATTTCTCCAGTGTCTCCATGTTCTCGTATTTGACGTTCACGATGTGCATGAGCTTGTGCGGTGGGATCCGAAATACCCGGGCGATATCCTCGACCGCGCTCGCCTTTGCCTTTGCCGCCTCTGCTGCATCGGACGCCATGACGACGCCCTTGAACTCCATGCCCTCCTCGAGGACGATCGGCGTGCCATCGGAGCGCGCTTTCTTCCACAACTCGGCAAGCTGGCTTTTCAACCTCAGGAACGCTGCCTCGGAAAGCGGCTTCTCGTTCGGCATCTGAAAGACGCCGCGCATCGTCGCGTCCGACCGATAGAGCCTGGTCTGGTACTTTTGCAGCGCCAAGGCGAGGCTGAAGACACCGGAACCGGCATCGAGATTCGAATAGCCGAAAAGGCCGTCGAACATGCGGCCGCGGAGATGGATGACCTCCGATTCCATCAGGAATCGCTCGAGCCCGCGCAGCATCAGCCGCTCGTGCGGTGTTATCCTTTCGATGTCGAAGACATAGTGGCCGCTTTCCTCGTCGACGAGAATGGCGACGCGCCCGGGCAGCACCGGAATGAGATCGGTGACGTCGCCGCGGGCATTGAACTTCTTGACGATAAAGGCGTTCTGGACCGCCACGAGATGCAGGACCAGCATCTCGACGAATTCGTTCCAGGTGTGATGCTCGTTCGGGTCGGCATCGAGCATCCTGGCGAGCCAGTGCTCCTTGCTCTGGACGACTTCGGAGCCGTTCCCGGGCAGGCGCCGGCGCAACTCGAGCTTTACCTTGGAGATGTCCTGGGAGAGGACGTCGAAGGCGGCGAGCACCGCCGAAATCTTGATGATGTCCTCGAGGTTGACCGGACCGGCTTCATCGCTCCACTCGCCGTAGCCGAACAGCGAGACCAGACGCGCGAAGGTGCTGGCGGCAAAGCTGGTGTTCGGCACCGCCGCCTTATCGGTCGGAACCAGTTCCCTGCTTTCCGTCTCGGGCTCCACTGTCTTCTCCACCATGGAAGCCCCGCTTTTCGTAGATCGACTCGTGCCGGCGCTTGATGTCGAGCATCTTGTCGTTGCGCGCCACGTTGGCCGCGATCAGCGCCGAGATGCCGTCGATGCGGTACGGAGAATTCGGCGATTCCTTCTGCGGCAGCACGTTGTCGCGCTTGTCGAAATAGCCGACGACGTTCGCCGCCATCCAGCCGGTCACCGGATTGCCGTCATGCCTCAAAAGGCCGCCATTGATCTTGGCGAAGATGTCCTTTGCCGGGTCCGATACGGTCTTGAAGCCGGGCTGCATCTGCGCCGCCGGGAAACCGTCGTCGAACAGGCTCGAGATGATCTGGTTCGACTGGTAGTTGTCGAAAATGATCGCTTGGACGTCGAAAACGGTGCACCAGAAGCGAATTCGCTCCTCGATCCGATTGTAGTTGGCGACGGACCCGAAAGTGGCCTCCAGGAAGCCGTTTTTGACCCAATTGTCGTACATCGGGCCGAATTCTTCGTGCTTGAACGACGGACACCGTGTCGGCACGAAATGTTCGCAGTGGATCGTCACCAGATCCGGGTTTTCCTCGTCATCGATCTCGATCGCGATGGAACAGATGTCGTTTTTTGAGGCCAGGTCGCCGCCGATCCATGCCGTGCGGCCACGCAGCGCCATGACGTCGAGGCCGTCGACCTTACAGGCGTCCCAATTCTGGATGTCGATCAGCCCGCCGGCGCCGTTCGACCACAGATTGAGCCTGGTGCGCTCGAATTCGAGCACTGCGGCCGGCGATTGCGAGCGCGCCTTCTTGTGGCGCTCGATCAAACTGGTTTTCGAGAGCGTGATCCCCCACATCGGGCTGCATTTGACCCAGCGCTCCGGCTGGTGGGCGAGCTTCTTGTCCTCGGATTCTTTCTTGTCGAGCGTGAAGATCATCCCGAGAAGATGCGGCTCATCCTTGCCGCCACTGGCGAGCTGGGCGATGACGCGCTTGCGCGTGTTCCAGCACACCCCCATGGCCCGGTTGCCGGCCGTCGTGATCGACAGGAACAGGTTGTTCACCCGCTTGCCGAGCGACGAATCCATGACGTTGAACAGGCCCTCGTCCTGGGCGTGCAATTCCTCCATTACGACGACGTGCGGATTGGCACCGTCTTCCCGTTCCGCGATCGACGAGATCATCCGGACCCGCGCCATCGGATCGTTTTTCTTTTTGATGTATTTGTTCGTCGGCTCCTCGAGATCGTAGTGCTCGATCAGCCCTGGCGTCATCTCGACCATCGTCTTCATCGGGTCGTAGACGTATTTGGCCTGCTCCTCCTTCGGGGCGCCGATGAAGATTTGGGAGCCGTTTTCCTCCTCGTGCAGCCAGCAGTAGAGCGCGATTACCGCGGCAAATGCACTTTTGCCGTTCCCGCGGGGGATCTCGACATAGACCTCGCGGACCAGACGGGCCCCGATCTCGTTTGGTGAATCGGGATCGTTTCGGCGGAAGCCGAACAGCCAACACCCGATCAGGATTTGAAACGGCTGGGCGACGAAGGTATCACCCTGCTTTCCACCTGAGGGCAAACGGATCTTCTCGAAGAAATCGAGGAAGTCGCATGCCCATGCATCGGAGAAAAATATCCTGGCACCGGGTGCCTTGCACTCGTCGTGGAGATCGAGATACCGCTTCGCCGCCTGTTTCAGATAGAGGCACGCCGCGATCTTGCCCTTGATGATCATCTCGCAGTAGCGGCGAGCGATCCCCGGATAGTCCGGAAACTCCTTTTTCTGGATTACCGCGTCGTCATCGGGCCACTCGAGCGCGATGCTCGGCAGGTGTGCGAAGTCGGCTCGGGAAACCGTTACTAGCGAAAGCGGATTTCTTTTTCTGGCCGCTGACGACCGATTCGCTGACATTCATCTGCTCCAGCCAGTGCAAGATTTGTCGGCGAACTTCGATGGCCCGGTTCGGCGGCTCCTTCCCCTCGGCCATGCGGGCCGAGATGACGTGATCCTGCAGCGCCAGGTTCTCGATCTGGCTGATCGAGGTTTCGGTCAGCAATCCGGCGTCCAATAGACGCCGGGTCCAGTGATCGAAGGTTCTCTGTCCGTGATCGTTGACCGGAAACCCGCATGGCGGGATTTCCCGCATCACCGGGAAGGCGAGGATCTTCGCGACCTGGCCGGCGGCGCGCGCCTCATCGGACTTGCCCGGCTTGAATGTGCCGCGCGCCTTGTGCTCCGCGTCACTGATCCGCTTGACCATGGGGAATTCTCGCCGTCAGATCCGGACGGCTCCTGCAAAATTCAATTGGAAGATTGCCAACAGTCCGACCAGCATAACCGCGATTGGGGATCGCTAGATAATCTCGCCACGCCTCAAATTTTCTTTTCATTCTTGGCGATTTTGCATCGCCGTAAAACAGTCGGAACAATTTCTCTTGGGCGTCCTGACGATTGACGATGATCCGATAAAGCGGGTTCATCCGCTGACTGATATCTCGTCGATGGTGAATACCGCCCTCTGTAAGACGGTCGGACGTCGCATCGATTAATGCCTTCGACGCGCCGCACAAACCGAGACGCAGCCCTGGCGTGCGCGCTCCGGGCCGCCAAAAAATCGACGCCCAACCATCTCCATCCCAAAGACCTCGGATGAAGTGCCAGCGCATTTTCTCGGGAAATGAGACTGGCCAACCGATCGAGAAGCTTTTTGCCTCGTGGAGACCGAACCCGCGAAGTCGGCTGGCTATTGCAGCGCTTGTAAACCCCAACACCCAATGCCGCATTGGGTTATCGCGTTCCTTGATCAGATTGCATCCGCCAAGAACGATCTCGGCTTGAGCAAGCGTTTCCCAGTCCTTTGACGTTACCGAGACAACGTTTTTTCTAAGGTTTCCGTCCGACCATATCATCCCCATCAACCATGCTTCAGCGGACGAAACAGCCGAAAATGCATCTTGGTCCAGCGAATACGCCGGGATTCGCTCCTCCAAAGAAACCCCGCGATAGACGCGCCCGTAGTGCATCTCGCACCATTTGCCGCTACGCGATCTCGCCTTCTTTTCGCATCCCGCAAACGAGCATGTCGACCATGCAGCGGGCGGTCTGAGCGGAAGCTCTACGCATCCGTACTTCATCACGCGAAGAAGATGCTTGTTGCAGAACGCATCGCCTCCTTTGTAGCGACTATTCGGCGGCTCCGAACATCCCGGCGCTGCGCATTTGCTTGGCAACCAATTTGCTGCTCCAATGTGCGGACTGCCGTGCGCCCGCCACCGCTGATAGTGCATTTCGCACCAGCCTCGGGCCCACCGTCTCTTGCCGCACTCCGGGATAGAGCATATTTTCGTCGTAGCCATCTCGACCTCCTGACAGGTTCGACTGGTCAGGGCCGCTGCAGTGTATCGAGCACTCAGCGGTCCGTTAATTTTGGAGCGGATTTGATATCCGCACACCACTCCTTCAAAAGCGAAATGTCGCCGATTTTTTCGGCCTTCAGTTCAAACTTAAATTTTCGTCCATAATGGTGCATTGAGCAAAGAGATTGGAGGTTTCCCCAATCAAGTCTAGGCCCACCATGGCGCAATGGAATGATGTGGTCAACGCTGTCCGCCGGCTGGCATTCGAAGCCTTCCTGCTCGCAGAACCGGCAAAACGGGTTCTTGCGGCGGAACCGGACGCTGAGCTTCTCCCAGATGTGGTCGTAGTCCTTGCGCGCGCGCGGAGCGTCGTCTTCCTCGCCCTGCCGACGACCGCCGACGAGGGGAAACTTGCGCCGCTCGTACATCAGCGCCATCGGTGGATGTGCTCCAGGACGGACCAGCCAGCCATGGGCTAGGTCGATGAAGGTTTCTCTTGGAGATTGTCCCGCCTGCCGCTTGGCCGGCGCGGTCCGTCCTGAAAGGAATGGGCCAGCCCTGAAAGCTGTTCTTACGCTTCCGATTCGAAGCCTCGCGACGGTCTTTGCTTATCCGTCTCGATCGGGCCGCGTCGGTCGTCGTCCCATATTTGGAGCGGGCCATGGGAGTCGAACCCACCTTGCCGGCTTGGAAGGCCGTTACGTCCCTCGACGCAACCCGCGAATTTTATTCCGAATTTTATTCCAAGGCGGGCCGGTCGCTACTCCGGCTCTGATTTCACCAAACGCCCTGCGCAGGGTCTCTTTTCGTCGAGTGCCAAGCACCCTCGGAACTGTTGGCTATCAGCCTCGAAAGGCGTGTCTGCTTTCCACGCCGCCGCCCTGGATATCACGCCGGTCCCCGCTTCGCGGTTAATGGCGCAATCCATTTGATCGAAGGATCAGGCCTCGTTGCCGGCTGCATCCCGGCCGAGCGCGCCGCCGACTTGCGTGGGTCGCGGTATGTCCTTGCTGCGCTTCATCGGTTCCTCGAATTTGGTCGCGGGAACCGGATTTGAACCGGTGACCTGCTGGTTATGAGCCAGCCGAGCTACCACTGCTCCATCCCGCAAAAATCGCTGTTTTCTCGATGGGAAAAACTGGTTGCAATCGCAATTCTACGATTCGGCGGCATTTTGTGTATGAGTTTTGCGATTTTGTCAAATCCGATACCGGAGCTACGGTTTCGGTTTTGCCGATTTGGCGACGTTTGAACGCTCGTTTCCAGTCGCTCAAATTGCCGACAGCGTGACGGGGCCGGATGGCTTAATCTCCACCGAAATCTCCCGCTCCGAGACACCGACGTCCACTAGAAAACCCTCGAACTCGCATTCGATGCTATCGCCGATTATGAAGAACCGGCGAGCCTCACGCCAATGCCGCGCAGCAAAAAGCGGCGGATAGTCGGCTGGCGCGTATCCGCTGCAATTCACGATGCATGATCGTATCCCGATGAATCGGTCTTCGATCAATCCGTCATCGATATCCGCGGTGAAGTCGGTCAGGCCCAGCAACGGAATCTTTTCGCCGCCTCTTTCCACAAAGAGCACCAATTGCTCGATGATATTTGCGGGCGGCTCCGGAAACGACGCGGCAACGGCAGGCGGCAATTCAAGCTGAAACACTTCCGGCAATGCGATCGCCGGCACCGCCGCGCCCAACATCTTCAAGAATGATCTGCGGTCCATTTCCATCGTTTTACCCTCTCAGACCGTCACCACACGGGCATAGACACCGCTGCCCGTGCTCGTCGCGCCGTCGTACATCATGGCCTGAAACGACCTGATGAAGTCCACCGGCGAATCGTAGTGCTCGAGTTCGTCGACCATCCGCTCGAACACGGCGATCGTCTTCTTGATCGAAACGCGCTCCATCCTGGTCTTCGCGATCTTTTTGTCGAAGATGTCGACGAAGATGTTCGGCTCGTCGTCGTTGCGTTTCACCCTGCCGCGGAGATCGCCGAGATCCTGCAGCCTCAACTCGATCTTCGTCAACTCGTCGCGATGCTGCGCCAGGATGTTCCTGCCGTGCTGCGCCAGCGCCTTGATCAAATCGATCTCCGACACCCGTCCCTTGGATTGAGCCAAGACTTCCTCGAGCAACTGGCCGATCAGCGTCAGCGCTCCGCTGAAGAGGTTCGTGACCTTGCCGTCGTCGACTTCCCCGGTCTGATCGTAATTGGCCCGCATTTCCTGATCGGACAGAACGGTATAGGCGCGCGACACCGCCATGAACGTCTCGGGATCGCCGCCGAGATCGGGATGGTGCTGCTTCGCCATACGACGATAGGCATCCTTGATCTGGCGGTCCGTTGCCTTCGGCGAGACGCCGAGGAGTCCGTAGAGGTCGATCATCACGATATCACCCATAGGGTGAAAACGGCGCCGGCCAGGACCGACGTCGCGACAAGCGCGGCGATCCTGATCGTCAGGAGCCGGACTAGTGCCCGGTGTTTCTTTTTCAGGTCGTCGGTGTCGGTCTTGACCTCGATCTTCTTCGGCTCCTCGACGGTATCATCGATTCCTTTGACGGCGATGATATCGGCGAGCCGGTAGAGTGCCGCCGCCGTTTTTGGTGCTCCAAGAGCGCAGACGTACCTGCGCGCCGCGGCCTCGAGCAAATCACCGCAGTATGGCGCCATCCCGATCATCTGATCGTACTGGTTCCGCTCAAGCAGGAATTGCTCGTATCTGCTGCTGATCTCGCTCATCTCACGAACTTCTTCGCGTCCCGCCGCTTCTTTTTCGTCTCATATCTGGCCTTCGACCGCCGCGGCCGCGAGCCCCTGGCTTCGGTCGGCGTCAGAATCCTTGCCTTGCATCTCGACACCGGCACGATCGTCACGATCTTGGACCTTTGAACCACCAGTTCATAGCCGTCCCGCTTGATCCTGACAGCCCCAGCATGGATCGCGGCGACGACAACGGCATCGGCAATCTTCGCCTTTACGGCGTCGATCGTCATCCCGAAATCGGTGCACCAGGCAAACGCCAGAGCCGCATTCGAGGCATCTTTCAGCGCCTTGACCGCGGCACCAGGGCTGTATTCGAGCACCCGCTCGAAATACCTGATCACGGCATGATCGGTGACGTAGGTCTCGGCGTTCATTGGCCCTGCTCGTCGGCGAGCCGATACCGGTCGACACCGCAATAGACCAGCACGCCGGCCGCTTCGAGCTTTCGAATCCACGTGTCCGATACTCCGGATCCGTAAACGCCCGCGCCCCGGTCGGGATAGCCGCGCCTCAATTTCGGAACGCGCAACAGCGTTGCGCCTTCGCGCAATTCCGCCAGTACGCGCGGCCAGCTTTCATCGTCGCCTCGCGCCCGAATGCTGGCGATGCTTTCGCCCGTGTCCGCTTTCATTACGCCGCCCACGTCCCCTTCGGCGCGTCGTCATGCCGGTCCGACTCTTCTCGCTCCAGCGCCGACATCACCAGCGCTGCGGCTCCACAGATGACCGTCACCACGATGATCAACGCCAGCATGATCGTCTGCCAGTACAGGCCCAGGAACGTCATTCAGCTTCTCCACAGCCACGTCCGATCGTTTCGCCGCGCGGCCCGGCGGTGAAATCGCGCCAATGCACCCAGCCGCGCGGGCAGTGGAAGCCCCACTCGCGCAGGCGCGGCCCGGTGACGAACAGTGTCCAGCAAGCGCCGTCGACAAGCTCAATGCGATGCGCCGTGCGCGCCGCCCGAAACTTGCAGTCACCCCGGCAGCGCTCGACGCGCCGGTTGACCCCGCCGGCCGCGATCGTGTGCTCGACATAGCGCCCGGCCAGTAGCAGCGAGATATTCCACCACGGATGGTCGTGCAGGGCGCGGTCGTCGTCGGAACGCAGGAACTGATGCAGGTAGACGTTGAACCAGCGATTGCGCGGGATGACGTACCAGCGCTTCAGGTACGGATCGTCAGCGCCACCAATCACGAGATCGGGCGGCCGGCGCCGCGCCATGCGAAACAGCGGCGTCTCGATGCGGCGCACGACCCATTGACCCAGGAACGTCATCGCCGGTGCTCCAGATCCCATTTCGCGCTCGCCTTGACCCACTCGGCCCTCGAGACGCCGTCCCGACGTCGCGCCGCGGAATGCTTGTATTTCGGGTCGATTCCGATCGCCTTTTCCTTCGCCGCACCGCGCGCGCACTCCGAATTCCAGTTTTCAGGCTGTTTGACGGTCATTTTGCCGATTTCCCCGATTTTGCGATTTCCGCGAAACCTTATGCCTGACATTTTCGCGTTTTTCAAGAACCATCACGCCGAAATTTCAGGACTGAGCCGAAAAAAAC